TAAGGCGTCCGTGAAGGATTTCCAGTAATCGTGAAAACTCTTGAGCTGGCGTTTCATGCCGTCGAAAAGCACGCTGGAGATAACATTCTGCGATGATTGTGCGAACGATTTGAACATATCATAACCGGCTTTTCCAAAGGTGTATAAATTTCTCTGCATTTCCACGAGACCCGCCTTGATTCCCAACATCACGTCGTCCGTGGTCTGGGCGTATTCGATCCATTTCTGCGCCCGTTGTTCCATTGCCCATGCCTCGGCGGCCACCTGGTCATTCGTGGCCCGAATAAAAGCCTCTTTTTGTTGTTCTATGAGTTCAATCTGTATTTCGTATAAATCGAGGCTTCGCACCTTGATCCCCTTATACATCTCGGCGTATGATGTAAGTGCTTCCTGAGATGATTTTTGCATTTCCTCTGCCGTTTTTCTTGATTTTTCATGAGTATCTTTTTCCCAATCAGCCAAAATCTTCTTGTAATCTTTAAACATCTCGGCATGAAGGGTTTTAATTTTTTCCGTTTTTAACTCGGCAATTCTTGTTTCGTTTATCCCGGCTTGTTTGTATTCCCTCAGGCTTGCCTCTATTACCGCAACTTTCCATTCGTAAAAGGTGCTTTCGTATTTTTTGCGGTCCGCGAGAGTTTTTTCAATTTCCTGCGTTATCTTTTCCTCTGCCCGGGCGAGTTTTTCAGCGTTTTTATGTCTCTCTACAAACAGTTTTAATTCTTCCATCTGAGCATCAACTCTGGCCTTCGCGTCAGCGATTTCCTGTTTCGTGGCCTTTTGGCTGATCTCGCTTTCGCTAAAGATGGCCTTTGCAGATTTATTGATAAGATCATTCCGGGCGTTCCAGGCGGCATTTGATATTTCCCTGTTTTCGGCAGCCTTCTTTTCATTACCCATGGCATCATATACAAGCGCCCGATATGCCGCATAGGCCGATACCAATCCCAACACACCGGCGGCAAGATATTGGAAGGATCGAATCGCCGCGTCCAGACCCACTATCAGGCCTTTTCCAATAGATTCTGTGGTTTCTTTTTGCGTCGCATGGAACCGCTGCATGGAGATCGTCGCCTGATCCTGTGTTCCTTGCAGCATTTTTTGCTTCAATTCAAGGTTCGTCATGGCGAGCTCATAAAGCGCCGTTGTTTCAGCGCCGGCCTCAATCGCGGCATTAACGGTTTTCATCTGTTCTTTTGTCACGGCCCCCATACGAACAAGCGCTTTTGGCATCCTGTTCGCGATCGCATCAGCCAGATTATCATAAGCCTCGGCTGTTGTCGTGCCGGCGATCTGCGCAGCCGTGATAACAACCTTTGAGAACCGTTCAATCTGTTCAGGTTCATATGCCAATGTCATTAATTTCACGGCCTTTTGCATAAGGTCTGAATCATCGATTGTTTCTTTTGTGGCTTTTTTCATACTGGCGATCATCTTTTCGGCGGCTATCCCTGACGATTCAGCCATGATTTTAAAAGAAGATTCAACCTGAAGGGCCTTTGCCCCGAGATCCATGTATGATACCGCCTTTTGGACCGCCATCCATGACGCAACAATTGCAGCGGAGGCGGCTATCCAGTTATTTTTCAGGGATTGCAGCAGTGTTTCATGCTCGCCGAACTGTTGTTTGTTTAACGCGGCGATCTTCGCGTTTTTCGCCTGCTCTGCCCGGATGATGTCCTGGGTGGTTGATACAGCCGAATTCTTGATCAGAGCATAGGCATTATCAGCCGATCTTCTTTGTGCCTCAAAGTAGGCGTCGGATTTTGTGCCCAGTGCCTTCCAGGACGTTTCGATGCCCTTCGCTGTTGCCTGAACAGAGGTCAATGTTTCGGAGAGTTTTTGTTTGTAAATCTTATCGTCTAATTGTAACTCCACAAAAATTTTTCCCAGACTTGCCATTATCCACTCTCCATGATGCCTATGATAGAACTCTTTATTTCATTTAAGGCGGGCCGTAAGTAGGGTCTTGCCTTCATCTTTGCGGTCCCATATTCAACAAAACGGGCATAAAATACCTCTTTTGATCCTGCATAAACTCTTATGTTCAATTTCGGATCGCCCTTTAATCTGACAACGCGGATTGACTTTTTTAAGGCTCCCGATTCACGTTTCGACCATTTGCCGGCCCCTGCGGGGATATCCCTGCCTATGGGGACTTTCTGTCTTGCCTTTGACGCAATAGTTTCGGCAGCCCTTTTAAGACGGTTCATGGCTTTTTTTGTTATCTCATCACTCGCCAGGTCGGGATGCCAGTCTACCCTCATTCAGATTTTTCCTGCCTTTCCTTCAAAAAATGATGAAAAACCCTGCAGACCCTATCGAAGCATTTTTTGCGGTCCCGAATATTATTGCGCTCCATTGCCGCCTCTATCGCCATATGGTTGATGTCAACAACTACATTATGCACTGCAATCACCTGTCCCCGTGTGGACATATAGATCATGGCCGCATCATTATTCTCCTCGAGGAGCTCCACGCGACACGTTTCACAGGGCGGCTCGTCGGGGAGAAGTCGCTCCGCGTATATCTGCCGGCATCCATTACATCTGGGCGCGTATTCGTCATACCAACGCGCCCAGTCAATCAGTTTTTTTCAGCGGCCTCATCGGCTTCTTTTCTCGCACTTGCCGAAATCTGCAGGCACCGTGCAACAAAACGCGCAAAGGGCGGATGCGTCATCATCCTGACCTTGTTCACCATTGTGCAGGGAATGAGAGCATCATCAGGCGTTTTGATTTCCCATCCCGTGATGATCGCATCCCAGGTCATCTCGCGCTCCAATTTCTCCTGCTCCGGCGTCTGATCAAAATAAACGACCCGCTCCATTACCCGGGTCCTCGGATTGAGAACGAATTCAGAAATCCGTTTCCGGGTTTTCTTCTGGATCTCCTCGAGAATTTCCGGGTCCAGCATTTTGATGCATACTCGTTCGGCATCCGGCGCGGGATCATGATAGACTATTTCCCCTGCCTCCGTGATGTGCGAATTAAAGTAGCGGAACCATTCGCCTGGATTCAAATTGTTCAGGTCAAATCCCATACATTCTCCTTTTCTTAGTCCCGATTATACAAGGACCATCGCGCCGCCCGAGACCTTCACATCAAAGCCACATTTTCCGAGTCCGCTACGATCGGCGTCGAGCTTATAGGCCAATATAACCAGCATAGAACCGCCGCTTTGCACTGTGCGGTAAGATGTCGAATTGACATAAAACCGCAAATCGCCGCTGCCGAATTTCGAGTAATTCAGGCAGGCGGAATCAAGAAGCACTTGGCCGGTCGTATCCGTCGGATCATAGAGAACATCGGTAAGACTGATCGTTCCACCATCCGCCGTTGCGAACTCGAAAACATCGATGTCATCGCCGAATTCTGAAGTTTCATGGGTTCTGCGGGCAAGACCTGAGATTGAATATTTCGCCACTCCCAGGACTTTAGTGGCTCCGATGGTGACCTTCATAAATTCGCCCTTTAAAACTGTTGCTCTTGTTGGCATTTTTTACCTCCTCTTATAAGTTTTCCTTTTTTTCGCTATCAATAAATCCGAGAGCCGCTTTTTTCCTCCACTGCTCCGTCTTCATTGCCCGGTATAATAGATATGTCTGGTGATTTACTGCCATCGTGGTGAGATGCATACTTGGGATGGTTGTATCCACATAAATCCTGTGTCCCGCCCTTTTCAGATCCCAACAAAAGCCTATATCCTCACCTATTATACCGCCGATACTGTTGTTCGGATTCTCGCGGAACTTGAACCATGGAGCCGGCATCTTTCTGAAAATTTGCATATCGAAAATCAGACATCCCGTTCCTGTTGCATCAACCTCTACGAGCGCCCCTTCTTCCCATTTATCAATACTCTCATATCCTGTAGTGGGATCACCGCGAAGCAGCAGCGGATCGAACGGGGGATAGCGGCGATAGCACAAAGCGCCCACGATGGGAACTTTATGAGAGAGAAGCCTTGTGATTGTTTTTGGATGATAGACCATATCGGTATCCATGAAAATAATATGTGTGACCCCATTCTGCATTGCCTTTATGACAAGATCGTTTCTGAGGGTATCAATCGGCCCATTCTCGGCCCGCAAAATCAAAAACTCCGGCCGTTCCATCATCATGCATCCGAAGAAAAAGTCGGACGGCACCATGGGGAATGATAATGGAAATGCGAGTGCCAGCTTGAAATTGCTTATCTTCATTTTCGGGCCCTCGCAGTTACATGGAGATGAAAGATGCGTGCGTTCCCGGGATTCATAATACGCTCAATATTTTCAATGGCAAAATCCGCTTTGATGCCATATAGTTCCCGATGAACTGCATCACTGTAATAAAGCCACGAATTCTCAACCCAGAACGAAACATGATGCGGGTCTTGAAAGGCGCCCTGTCCATGCTCGGCATCCGGCGTCGAACTCTTAAATACTCCCCCCGGCTTCAGGACGCGCCATATCTCCTCCATAACGAAAATCACCTTGTTTTGTGGCACATGCTCCAGAAAATCATCGGCCTGGATGAGATCAATACTGTTATCTTTATAGGGTATTCTGCAAGTTACATCACAGACCACATCGGGATCAACTTCCGCGCGATTATCAATATTGATGAATCCTTCGAGCTTTCTACGCCCACACCCCAGGTTAAGGCATAAACCCTGTGCTAAAGAATTTGTGGTTATTGCTTGCAGTTGCCAGTAATTCTTGCCCCATTTATTCTCCAGGTATTTATCATTTCGCCTGCAGATGTCGGCATAATCAAGTTGCCCATCTTTTTCCATATCAGCAAAACTTACCGATCCTTCGTGATGCACATAACATCCTTTGACGATGCCGATCATGTGCCCGGCCTCTTTTGCGCGGTAGCAGAAATCGACTTCTTCGCCGCTGCATGGCCAGAGAGATTCGTCAAAATATCCGATCTCATCAACAAGGGATTTTCTGAAGGCCATGCAGAATCCGATAAGAAAATTGACCTCCTGAATCTCATCGCCATAATTTTCCGCCCAATCGGCGGCGATCCTGTTTAATCCATCCATATCCTCATAGACGGCGGCCTGGACCCTCTGCATACCGCGACAATAATTCGTGACAGGGCCGACAATGGAAAAATCATTGAGTGCCCTCACAAGTTTTTCGTCCCAACCTGGCGTGACGAAACAATCATTATTTAGCAGAATGATTATGTCTCCTCTTGCCGCCTTAATTCCCTGATTTACTGCCACAGGAAAACCTTCGTTCTTCTCGTTTCGGATGATTGAAATTTCTGTGAATCCGGTAAAGGGCGTCTTAAATGGCGGCTCAGACCCATTATCAATAACGATGATTTCGCAATTCCGTGTGTTTTTACAAATTACTGCAATACATTCAGCAGTCATGTCATGCAGATTGATTACTGGAATAACAACAGAAATCATAAAATATCCTCAATCAAGACTTGTCTTTATCTCATAATCAACCGCCCAATGTCTCACCCCATCTTCAAACATGGTGGTAAGATTAACGCGGTTCATCCATATCAATGTCGAGGCCGTTATGGAGAAGGTACACTCATCAAAAAGTGTTTTCAGATCATTATACATGGTCGTGATCTCCGCCGCGCCTTCCGAATCGGAGAACAAAGAAAACTGGATAATTATGTTCTCAAAATCCTCTGTAAAGGTTTTCTCCGGCACATCTGATACTATGAAAAAAACGACATATGGTTTTTCTGCTTCCTGGGGCGCCTCATCAAGAAATATCCTCCCTGCCACGTCCGAGGAAAGCGTGGAATCGACAGTCTTTGTCATTATGGCGGTCAATAAATTATTCAAAGTCAAATTGTCTCCTTGCACATGATATCCAGAAATTTGTGCGCCATATTGGGATCGATGATGCTTACTATGTCAAAATAGCGGTCCCCGAACTTCACCCTCCAGCTCGATTTCAGTACGGACCGATAGCGGATCCTTATGCGATGCGTGATTTTCATGACTACCTGCATATTTTCAATCGTCTCATTCGCGCTCACCGGCCAGATGGCGGCGGGGATAGAAGATGCCATTGTCGCATAGGTAACAGTCCAGCCGCCCATGCCATCAGCAACTCTCGTCTGCGCCTCCAAATTAATCCGTTTATTCAGGTTGCCGATCCTCAAAATTCCCCCCAAAGCCTCATGGGCCACAAAAGTCGATCAACTGTCTTGTTCTCATGTACGGTAAGCCCCAGGATATGTTCCCCCCTCGCTTCATAGAGATCTGCACAAACCATTTTTACAGCCGTAATAATTCTTTTGGGGATCAATGCCGCCGTGGTCCAGCCACAAACAAACCGCACGGTGATCGGGTTCGAGGGATAATAAGTTGACGGCGAGGGCCATGTCTTACCATAGGGCAGAACAATCCTCCCAATCCCCTCTCCGTTCGTCTCGACAAGATAATCAGTTGTCAGTGTCAAAGTGGTACTCGTACCGGCACCTTCCTTATATGAAAAGCTGGTGATGCTTTGAAGGTTCCCAAAGGGAAGAGGGATAGCATCACCAGCAGGAAAACAGTCAAGAAAATAATCCCATGTCTGCGTGAGGAGCGCCCTCCTGGTCACATCCTCAACATGCTCACGGGCAGTCGTGATTATAGCAGTTAACAGGTCATCCTCCGCAGTAGTCGCGGCATTGACCAGAATCGATGTACCGAATTCACAAGCCGCCATAAGTACCTTGGAGGCTGTTCTGATATATCGTTTTGATCCTGTATATTGTTTTTTGTAATCGGTGTTGTCGTTAGCCGTCGTAACTTGGGTGAACGCCCCGTCGGTGAAATCCGTCCATGTGACATTATCATCGGATTCCTGAATCTTGGTATCAACCGTTCCCGTCGCGCCGTTCGTACCATGATGAACCAATACCTCTGCCTGCTTGCCCAGGACATCAACACCTGTCCCGACATGGGTCGTATAGTTATTTGCAATGGCATGGGAAGCATAGGCAAAACATTGCGTCAGCGTCAGGTTTCCGTCAAGGGTCTCTGAATCGACACGGAGATGCATTTTTAACTCTGCAAGGGTTATCGGCTCGATCGTAGGAGCCGTGTAAAGATTAACTCTCATTGCCTTTCCTTTTATTGAAGGTTATCGGGAACATCCCCTGAAGATAATCAACCACCTTGTTTGTCTCCGTGGATTTATCCAGAATTGCCAGGCATTTCAAAAGGGCAAATATGAGCGCGATACTGAAAGTATAAGTATCAATAAACCATGCCCACCACTTGTTCGACATTAAAAGTTCATCCATTTAATCTGTCTCATACTTTCCTTTTATGATATGATGTAATTCCCCCCAGGCACACACCCCAGAACATGGGATAACGGACATAAAATGGTTTTTCCCTCGCCTTCATAGCTTCATAAAATACTGCGTTTGCAATGCTGAAAGAAACTACCGGATCAGAATCGATTCGATACAAATAATCATGCAGAACGGCCTCGCGGTGTGCCCTCCCGCCCCACGCCATATAGACAAGCGGTATGCGAGGAACGCTGGCGAGGTCTGTACAGAACCCTTTCGGCACGCTAACCGTCCGTTCCAGAATATCGCTCTCATAGATCAACGGGCTGTCAAGTTCCCATAGGTCGTCATTGACGCATTTTATGTCAAGCTCTGTCAGAAACTTAGCCACGTTTCTCCTCCTTGAAAAATTCATGTCTGCCTATTTTCTTAATTACCTTCATCCCGGAGACCAGCCATTTCTCTTTCACATCTGGGGCTACCCGGGGATTGAGATATTGACAACAATGCACCGCCGCAAGGTCCGGATCGCGAGGGATCTCTCCCTGTAACATCCCGGTGGCTATATCACAGCACTTTTTTAATGATTCGTTTTGCCTGTATGCATCAACCCAGTTCGAGGCCATTGCCACAGCGTCATTGTAATACCATTCACCCGCCTCCGGCATTGTCCAGGAAAACTGCCAACGTTTCAGGATAACTTCCTTGATTGTTTCACCGTCCCAGTCCCGATGATCAACCCGTTCGAGAATTACCGTTCCTACCGCGATTTTCCCCTCTATCGGCTCTCCCCCCGCTTCGCGTTCGATACAGAGACCCATGAGTTGCCAGTCAGCAAGGGATTCAAATATCTTTTTATGCTCAGGCCTCATATGATATTACGACACCTCCCATTTCCACTTCGCACGATTTGTTACCACAACTGATTTCATGTTTGTGAGTGTTGATGCGTTTCCATAAATCAGAATGTGCCAGCAGGTTGTCTTTACAAATTTTATCAATCTTGCGGTTCTGACCAAGCAGAATAAAAATTACCAAGCCCTGGAGAAATCCTATACATATACCTATAATACCTGTGAATATCTCGGTTGACATTTCGACTCCTATATTAAACGAAAGGGCGGGCAGGAAAGATTCGCCCGCCCTCTATTAATTCAGGCATCTGCCCCTGTCGCTTACTCGTCCACTTCTTCCCAGAGATACCCGAACTTCATAACAGCTCTGGCTGCTACTGTGGTGTCCGTCACGACCGCAAATCCTCAACCCATCCGCCGTCATGGAAGATATATTTTTTTCCCGTATCAACAGCATGAAAAGTTGAGCCCTCCGGGGCATCGGTAATCGTCTCCTGGTCCCCGTCCTGACCGTTCCATCGTTTAATCGTCGTTTCCAGGCATACAGTCATAATATACCTCCTTACGTCGCACTCACATAGGCGCCTGCTTCGATCGGGACATAGGTCATATACCATGCGAGGGTTCCATCAGCCGCCGCCGCATGATAATCGATTGTCCCAATGGGGATAATAATCCCGCGCCCCGTGATAACAAGGCCAGTAGCCGATGCGTTATAAGTCAATGCACCGGAACCCGTCAGTGGAGCAACAATATAATCGCCCACTATAGGCAAATCGATATCAAGATTCGCAGCGATGGGAATGGTCGCTCCCGTTGAGGGAGTCGCTTCAAGATGAACATTGTTTGCGCCGGATACCACAGTCATTTTCGCCCAGATGGCAGTCAGGAGAATGGCCCCAACGTATACGGTAAAGATCGGGGTGAGTGCCCCTGCAACAGCAGCCGCCGTCCGAGATACAAAAACTCCCAGTTGAAGATCGGCCATGACATCAATGGTCGATTGAGTATAGTTTCTTGTAGGCATTTTCTGTTTCCTCCTTGATGAGAGATGGAGCGGGTATATTTCACCCCGCCCCAGTTAAAATATTATGTAGACAATACTGTGGGACGCGCCTCACCGCCATATCTCGGACCGCTGCAGATTGCGAATATTGTAGCAAGGCATCCTGCGCCCGCGTTCACGATGTCGATCCTGAATCCCACATGGCCGCTTATCAGTTGATCAGCGTCAAGGGATATAACATAGAGTATATTGTCCGTTCCCGTTGCAGGGACAATCCCCGTAGCTGCCGTGGCCTGCGTCTGGATCGTGCTATCAACATCGTTTCCTGCGGTGGTCTGGTTCGTGAGCCGACGGTAATACTGAAATGGAATTTTTGTCGCCGTGCTCGGTGATCCCTCAAGATCTACCCAGTTGCTGCATGATTCGACCGTGATAACCGCAGCCGCCCTTGGGGACGTCCCAAAGAAAATGACGAAATCGACGTGATTCCAGTTTTTCATATTAACAACGGCAAAGTGATGATCTGCACCATTCAGTTCATGCGCCGGAGCTACACCCAAGCACATAACAAGATGTCCATCATTGCAGAGATTGAATCCTTTTGCTCCCATACTAAGTTCCTCCTCAATTTCTTATGCCGGAAAGTGATTGCCGGCAGCTAATTGTTTATGATCTGGTTGCCAGAGCAATAAAATGCGATTGCGTAGAGCCGGACCCACCTTTATACGGTGTCAGAGCCGAAGCCCTCACTGGCTGCCCGTCAACCCTCATCACGAACCGGAAAACGCTCTCATCATAAAGGAATCGAACGTGGATCGATACATCGGTTGTAATGCCGCCCTTCTGAGCGAGAATATATCCATTCATGTCCGCGAAAATAATGTCGCCGACCGTTCCGAGACTCGGGCACTGCTCAATCGGCGTCACCGGACGTCCGAACAATGCGCCATATGGAGCCACTGAAATTCCACCCGGCGGCAGAAAGACTGGAACACCTCCGGCACCCACGGCATGGGACATCTGAAACAACTGCGGATATGTGTTCTGATTGATGAACCACTCGGCATTTGGAAGGCTTCTCGCGAACATACGCGACCACATATTCTCAACATTCTCTGCGACGATTGTAGTCGCCTTCTGTCCGGTCTCCTTGTCAACGCTGACCAAGCACCCGGCGTTCAGGATCCCCAATGGTTGCCCGGCCCCGGTCCCGTTGATGATCGCGTCATCAAGCAGGAACCCGAACTCACCGGGAAATGCCTCCCGGATAAATCCTTCGAGCGCTACGGCATCTGCCAGCAATTCGTCGGTTGCATAACAGAGACCGATCAGTTTTTTAAGGGTCAATTCGATCTGACGGAATTTCGGCTTTGAGGCTGTCTTCTCCGCCGCTTCCGCCGCCCAGTATCCCACAATGCCTCCATAGCGAGTGGATGCCCTTGATGTTTCATCAACTCCATTGATCTTTATCCCGTTTGCAGCTCCACTTATAGGCTGCTTACGGCATTTGGGAGCCAGGATGCCCGTTGCAATAACATCCTGCAAAAGCTCGTTGCTGAAATCCTGTTGGACCAGAAAGCCTCCATCCGAGGGAACCGATTCAGAGAGCCCCGTTGCTGTACGGACATTATAAAGTCTGGGATCGACGTTTCCCCCGGGGGATCCGGCCCTCACAACGGCCACCATCTGCTCGCCCAAAGAATGAAATCGTTCCCTGTCCGGGGGGGTTGGAAGCTGGGTCTCCTGCGGTTTCGGCTTGCTTAACGGTGAATTTACAGGGGCCTCCAGTTCTTTTGCAATGCGTTCATGGCGCTCCTGGGTTGCAATGATGTCGCGCAGCTCGTCAACCGCTTCCATGAGCTCTTTTTTGAGACTCCGTTCCGCCTCTGTCATCTCGCGGTTTTCTGCCATGCATTTTGTGTCGATATCGGCCAGTTTCTTCATCAACCGCCCAACATCTTCTCTATACTGCGATATAGTCTTCATCTTTTTTTATCCTCCTTGAATGCGTATATTGTCGGTATTTGCATTTCTGCCTTGATATAAAGCTCCGCCCATTTGTCCCTTCCTGGTTTCTGCGCCGGAATGGTTTGCAAGCCGGTTCCGTCGGAGTCTCCTTGTGGTTTGCAAGCCGGCAAGGAGAGGCCGGGAACATAGGTGGTTAATGCCCTCAGTTCTTCTTCCGAAAGTATAATGCCCTCTTTGATTTTTACCATTATTGCGTCCAAGTCCGCCCATTTTGGCGATTCCGGCAGCGAATCTTCTTTTCTCTGAAAAAGAGACCGCACCTGGGCCGAGGTTGTCGGATACGCCGGAAAGGTGACAACGGAAACATCAAAAAGGGTAATATCAATCAGGACGCGCTCTGATTTTTCATAGTCCATATCGGCCTTGTTAACATGAAAACCGAACGACATCTGGTTCACATCGCCACGTTTTATTGAAGCCCTTAGATCGTTTGAATAAGTGGTATCAGGTGGATCAATTTCAACAGCCAGCCCTTTTGTATCCTCCCAGAGCCGCAATGTCGGTTTCGGCTTCGCCTTGTTTCTGCCCAGGATCAGATTTTCGTCATGGTTCTTCAATGCCCGGATATCGTTTTCTTTGATTGTTTTTGTAAAAGCACCAGGCCTTATCATTTCCTTGAACCACCCCCCGATATCCGTCCATGTATTGAAAACGGCGGCATATCCTATAATTTTTGGTGACTGCTCAACTTCATTAAGCCTGATTTCGCCTACCGGCAAACATCTTCTTTCCATCTCATCAGGTTTTATATACATAAAAGGCTCCTCCGATTTTTTCTCCTTGTGGTCTGCGACCCATTTTTGGGCCTTATCTGCGGTCCATCCTTTCTCCTTCAAAAATAAATAGCTCTGAATGACCATTGATCCGTTGGG